ATCGTTGTCAGAGATACCGGTAACCCGATATTGCTGAATGGCTAAATCATTTGCATCAACAGACCAAATACTCTCAGTAACTGGCGTTTCGCTGTATGCCACGCTGACGGTAACTACTTCTTCATTAACTGATTGAACAGTGCGAGCTTGAGATACCCCGCTCGGTAAGTTAACAAGCAACCTGTCCCCAGCATTCACATCAGCAATGCGATCCAAGGTAATATTTCGACCAGAAACGGCGCTAATACGACCGCCCGTTTTTCTGCCAGATAGCATTTCATCTGCAATGCCAATAATGTGACCGGGTAAAGGAATTGCACCATCAAGCCCCACATTGAAGTTTACTATTCGGTCTTTGCTGTTGGTCAATAATGCCCAGCGGCCTCGCCGGTTGGCTTCCGTCTGCCTGATACAGCCGATCGCCGTCATATCAATCTGGTTGATGCCGTAACGACGAACCAAGTCATTATCAGATACTGCTTCTATTGCATCCTGAAAATTGTTTGCTGGGTCACTCCAGCTCACCATGGCAGTTGTGTAACGCTTCTTCTCTGAACCACCACCATAGGTGAAACGACCGTCTATAACGTTGGATCGAGTGAATATATAATCCACATCACGTGGCATGTCGGCTAAAGCGCAAAGCTGATTATTTCCCCAATACGTCATCCCACGGAAAATAGCAGCCAAATCACGTAATACAGTGAATGCTTCAGACTGAGATTGAATATACACGTCACAAGTAAATCGCGGCTCTGTGCCGCTACCACCGCGCCCATCGGGGACCAGTTGGTCACAATATTGCCCTATTCTGTATAGTTCCCACTTATCAACCTGCGTTGAATCTATGCGTAGCCCAAGCCCAAATCGTTCAGCTAATACAATGTCGTAAAATACCCAAGCAGGGTTATTTGTATATGCCCACTTAAATGAACCATCCCAAACGCCGGAGTAACTCCGAGTGTCCGGGTCGTAATTCGTCGGAACGCGGATTACTCGACCCTTTGGCTCGCAAGAAATTGCGGGTATATTCTGGAATTGAGTCGCGTCAAATTCGATATAAAGAAGTGCAGTATTCGGATAGCGCAACTTGGCATCAATGACTTCAGAAATAGCCTCTGTGTTCATTCTATCTGCAATACGACCAGAGTTAGCGTTCGCCGTGATGCGCCGCGAGCGGATCTGCCAGCCAGTTGTGGCTTTGGGTAAATTGATTCGATGCGAGCGCTCGTAAAGCGTTGTCGTTTTACCATCTATCGCTGTATTGAGCAGTGTCGAATATGCTCCACCATCGGTAGAAACATCAACTGCATATTCAATACGGTAACCGCCGACATCACCGTTATCAGCCTGGCGCTGTAATGATGGCCAGCCAAAGCGAACCCGGACAGCAGACAATTGCGTGTTGGTGACAGAGCGAACCCATGGCGTATCTGATTTCAGTTCTGTATTAACTGTTATCTCATTCTCAACATTCGGCATGCCCTGAATATAGTCCTGAGCCTGAGTGCCAGCTCGATACTCCCATTTCACACCAGTGAAATTACTGCTACCGTCGGGGTTTTTAATTGGGGTGCCATCAAGATATATGTTAGTCCCATCTAAACCGCCTGCAAACTCCCCTTCACCAAGCGCGAGTAGTATCTTTGCCTTCGCTGTTGATTGAATGCTATCAGGAGATTCCACAGGTGTAGTGGCGTTGCTACTCCCACCTTTACGGCCTTTAATCTGTTTACGTGCCATATTTCACCCATAAAAAAACCCACATTTCGTGGGCGTTGGCGTGTTTATTGATCAACTCAATGGCGATTACCGGCTGATCTTCTATTGTGTAAGGTCAGCCCACTCTAGCCATGCGCGGCTTGAGTGTTATCTATCGGAGGAATGGCTGATTTACTCTGAGATAAGGAAATTAAAATGATGGAAGTTAAAGAGTCTACATTTACGTTCACTACAAAGGCAACTTCAACAGAAGACATAATTAAAGAGATCAATGATATAAAGCTTATAATTTTAGCGGTATCTTTAAAATTAGATGAGAACTCAAGAACGCAACTTGTAAAAGAACTTTCAGAAGTTGACTCTCCAGCCATAAAACAATGGGTGTTAAATTTAAGTTCTGTTAAGCGCGGTTAATTCCTACGCTCATACTGTAAGCGGCCTGAGATATGGCCGTTTTTATACTTCCAGACCGAATATATGTATCATTGATAAAAACCTCACCCTCTTTAATTGAGAAGTCACCACCAACCAGACTGGTAACTACTTCTTTAAGGGAACTAACTTCACTTTCTAATTCTTCAATTCTCTTTTCTAAAGTCATAACTCACTCCTGCCTTTCGGCTTTAATTAATGTAACCACTATTACATTTGATCCTCGGCATAAATACCCGCAGATATAACCGCTCCGCCAATTCTACGCTTGCCGTAGAGCACGCCCACCGGGTTACCCTGAGCCGTAGAGTTAACCGGGCCACCGAATGCATAGCTTGGCTTGTTGTCCGGTGATTGCCTGGATGCAAGGCCGCCTACTTGAGGGGAAAGCATTTGGACTACACCGCCGAGCATCATGGCCGCCCCCATTTGCATGGCATAAGTCCCCCACACGCCACCGCCAAAAGCCTGACCAAAAGGTGTGAACGCACCAATTGCCCCGACAACTACCAGCACAGCTCCAAGTATCGTCTGGAAAATACCTGCTTTCTTACTACCGATAATTACAGGCACGATGCGTATCTCTTGCCCACCACTGGCTAATTCTAATTCCTCCCTACCGACATTTTTTCCGCCTACGAAGATGGCAAAGGTTAAGCCTCGTTTTTTGGCTGTAATTAGATATTCCTCAAAGCCAGGAATGGTTACACTTAATGCCTTAAACGCCTCTTTTTTGTGGCTAATAACTCGTTGATGATTTCTACCAAATCGTGTTGCTAGTGACCCGCTTAACTTGATTGGAGTCATTATTTCTTGCGCAAATACTGTCATTCACTATTCTCCAGACAATAAAAAACCCGCACGCAGCGGGCTATATGTGAGTAATCTAATCTATTTGCAGTTTCTCACTGCTTCATTTATTTTCTGATTGCCAAAGGCAGACCATCTCTCATAGAATTTATACTCACTACCAGTACTTGTTTCATCAATATCCAATACAAAGTCGTATTCCATACCTCCGCCATTAGGTAATTGCAACGATATTCCATTATCTCTAGGAGTCGATGTAATGCGGTATCCTGTGCCACGCCACCCTTCAGAGACACAAGATGCAAATTTATTTGCACTCTTTGCACTAACCCCAGTCTCAGTTGGCTTAGTGCTGCGTAAATCTAGCGTAGTTGCACACCCAGCCAAAACCAAAACCGCCAAAGTTATGATAAGTTTTTTCATCACGATCCCTCTTCGTTGAATAACTTCATCATATCAAGGCGGTAATTAATATGTAATGATCTTAAGCTGAAAGCTCTTTCAGTCTTGAATAGCCGTACTCATAAACAAGGTCTGACGAACAAAAAGCCATAACAGAGTCTCCTTCTTGGATTTCATTCAGGGCTTCTATGATATTTTCGTCAAACTCCTTCTTGCTACGAGATAGGCTAATGTGAATTGCTTGGCCTTCCGCTTTGTCATCAGGAACACGATTGGGGTCGAATCCTTTAATCACATACATTTTGAATTTAACACTGTTATGAGTAACTTCTGAGGCAATGCTCTTTCCGTTATAGTGCTTATCCATACTTTATCCTTGAGTGAAACCCACAGTTAAGTGGGTTGGGCTTTGGTGTCATATTACGATATTTAGAATATTTTGCGCAGGTCTACACCGTAAACTGCCAGCCATGCTGCTCGCGGCCAAGATTTTACAGTACCGAAGCGCTTGTCCTCGACCTCATGAGGCTCTACGCCATTTTCGCGACACCACTTGCGCAGTGGTTGCCACTTAAACTCAAGTCCCATTTTCTTTTCTACCGGAATAATTGCCGCATGTTTCTTGCTTTCACCTAAACGTTCAGCCAGCTTATTCTTTTCACGCACAGCAACAGAAGCCGTTGCCATTGATGTTGCTTCACGTCGTTTTCCAATCCATGCTTTAGTTTCGATAGCCTGATCGAGTTTCTCGGTAATCATGCGGTTCTCTTTTACTTTACCAAGTAAGTCCTCTAACGCCTGTTCATAAGTAAGTGGGATACCTAGTGCTACCTGCCGGGGATGGAAATATGCTGTTTCCATCCGTTCGAAAAAGTCCCACGCCTCATCGGTATCGACAATCTTCGACATGCGGGCAGCCCCCTTCTCAGTCCATAGGGTAAGGCTGCGAGCCTTGTTCGAGATTTGTGCGTCAGGATTACTGACTCGCAAATCGGCCAATTCATCGCCAGTGACAGTAAAGATATGTACGCCTTCAAGAAAACGCTCACGATTCGCATCAAGGTTGGTACGAATGTTGGTTTCTTTAGTGCCATACCCTTTCGCCAGCGTCTCAGTGGTCACAACTCGCACACTGCGCCACTCAATCACTGGAGGAACATCAAGATCGACAACCGTGATAAGGTTTGCTACATTTACAGCAGTTGATAAAGATTGTTGCATGTAAGACTCCAATCATTAGTTGATGTAAGCCGCCAACTCCACATTGGCGGTTTTTCTTTTTGCGCCATCCCATTCGCCTATCAGTGAATCTTCCTCAACTTCTTCGGGTTTACCGGTATGTGGGTGAAAGCGTTCGGTCTATAGCCCAAATCACTTGCCAACCCATACGCTACAGTGCGTAAATCCATTGCCTTACCTAAAATTTCAAACTTATCGCCAGTCTCTTCGTCCAGCAGGATAAGCTTTGCTTTGTAGCGGTAGAGAGGTGAAACCTTCGGCTTCTTATCAACTTCTTTATCGAGAATGTCCAACACCCATTTACGAAACTCTTTAGCCACTTTCGTGGTGGAAAACATCGCGATAAGGTGAGCACCACGGAGCGAATAAACTCTGACCAATTTGTTACGTAAGCTATTGTTTATACCGTTGACCCTCATATTGAGTGTCATTGTCATTGAGTCAGTAAACTCGTCAAAATTGCGAGAGTATATCTGGCTAATGGCATCTGTCTTTTTATAGCCGAGTACTTTAGCCAGCTCAGTAGATGTAAGCCAAACACCGCTATTTTCCATAACAGGGTTAAATGTGAAATTCTGGAATGTAAGTTCGTTTTTGGTTACTATGTTCATGTTGGTTTTCTCGCAAGGGTTAACCGGCAAAACGAAGCCCTGACTATTCCAAGTAGTCGGGGCTTCACCATTTGAGCTACGCATTTTTACCCCGCCCAATTATCCGATTCCTTCTCTCAACCAATATCTTAGCCACTTCACTATTGAATGATCGTCCAGACGCCCTTGCTTGCTCTTTATACCAATCACCAACTTCTGGCTCTAACCTTAACGGATATGCATTAACTTGTTTCACCTGCTTCATATGGCCTCCGATACAAAATGATACACTGTTTTTTAAAGTACAACTCATCTTACGATCCACTTTGTATCATTGTCAATGTCGACATTTCCATTATGATGTATCTTTTTATATCTAAAAGGTTGATGGCATGGCTAAAGAATACTCTCCATACCCATTCAGGATGCCTGCTGAAATAAGAGAAGCCCTTGATTGCAAAGCAAAAGATGCTGGAAGAAGCCTTCAGCAAGAGATGCTAAAAAGGATTGAACTAACTATCCATTTAGAGGGCGCACTAAGAAGCAAGGTGTCAAGCATTGATGCTTTACATGATTTTGTTTTTGATATGGTTGTTGAAAATAAAAGGCTAGAAAGTCAAAATAATGCATTGGTTGATAATCTATCAAAGCTACAGGAACAAAATAGGCTTCTAGCTCAGTCAACAAGGATTACTGATGAACAGCGATTTGATACTGTTAGAAGAAACTTATTAGTAATAAAAGAATCATTGGAAAAGGCAGAGAAAGCACTACCCCCAATAATTGAAGGGCCTCAAGATAAACATCAGCCTTACAATCCAAACAAAGAACCAACCTGAGAGAGCTGTGATTCACCTTTACTCATTCTATTGTCAAGAGTAAAACACAGTGCTTTGAGGTGGTAAATAGCCTAAAAATCGCGCTATCGTCTTCAATCGTGAGCGCAAGATTAATTTACAAAACTATTGCTATCACCGGCGCACGGACGCGCCAGAAAACACAATCAAGATGAAGGTCTATTAACCATCAGAATGTAGAGGTACAAATGCAGATAGATTTTGACGTGATAAAAAAAATCACTACTGTATTTTTGGATAGCCCAGAGCCTTTCATTACTTTGAAAGAGTTAAATTTTTTTGATGTTGAGGGGGATGAGGAAAATATTCTCGTATTCCATCTTCTACTTATGGTTGAAAATAGATTAATCAGTAACAGAAACCTTGAGACAGGTGACCCTAGAGCAATAGGTATTAGATTTACTAATAGAGGTGTTGCGGGTGCCGCAATCCCTATAAGGCTAACTCAAGATGGACATGACTTCGCAAAAGCGCTAAATCAAAAGCCTATACTCGAAAGGCTCAAACAAGAACTAACTGACGCCCCATTTGATCTGGTTAAAGACATCAGTAAAACATGGCTAACCAAACAAATAAAAGACAGACTTGGTTTGACAGATTGAGATAAAGCCGCAACAGCGATATAGCTGAAGCTAGAATGCAAAAACCCGCCGGAGCGGGTTTGCTAATTTTATGCAGATGCTGTCGCTGGGGGGGCATTATCTATTATCAAATTATACTGCCCTCTAGCAACAACCCCATTCTCCTTAACCTCTAAATAGCTGATACGGAAAATTTCACCAGTAACCACTGCTGCTGCAAGCCGGTCCATTTCTCCAGGTCTTGTCATCTCCTCTGAAACTTTCATATTAAATGACTCTCCCGTACTTTGCCGCATTACTAGCATATTAAAATCAGTCGTAGTTCCAACCCGCTGAAGCCCTTGCACAAAAAAATCATCAATGCTCTCTTTACTATCCCTTTTTACTGATTGACGATTCTTAAAGTCTAGCAACTGCGCTCCAGTGTATATCGTCCCACCGACAATGGCAGAGTCTGCATCGTTGGCGACTGAGCGGAGCATAGATGTCTTAGCATTTTCGCCAAACCCTTCTACATCGCGACTTCTTGGGGTCTCACCTTTTTGTTTCAATTCAGCACCCAGAGAAAAAGCATCTCTCATGCCACTAACAACTACCTCAGTATTTTGTCTATTTGCCTCTAACAGGTTGGCACTTGCCAGCGCATCAGTTTCCTTATCTTTACTTCTTCTATTCAGGTAATAGCAACCACCAAGAGTCAGGGCTGTTATCAATGCCAGCAAAACCACCATTTTTTCTGAGCCTTCCATCCCACTCATGGACTCTTGTAGCACATTAAGCGCATTGTTCGCTGTGCATGACCAGTCCGTGCAAGATTCTGTAGATCCTTCTGAAATTTTAAAAACAACATCGAGTGATTTTTTGTCGTCATTAGTTAATTTCTGGAGATTGGGAACCCCATACTTAGCCATAGCATACGCTCGCTGGAATGATTCATTCATTGATGACATTCCAGCAATCATTGAGCCGGTAAGTGATGAGTTGAACTTCTCACCATTTACCTTTATGAAAAGTACAGGCCATCCTTCAAATTTTATATCGAAATCTTCTGTGGTTAGCTCTTCCTTCTGCAAAAGTTCGCTCATTAATGCCCAAAATTCCTCGGCACTAGTTATTGCCCTCTTTTCTTGCTCCATGAAATCTACCCAAAAGAATATTAGTTAACTTAATATATCCAAAAGTAACAAAAGGTAAATACTGTATTTCATACAGCCTTTTAAGAATAAGGCCAAAACCTAACCACCTTAACCGTCCTTTCCTGCCAATAACCACCGTAAGGCACGCGCTGGCTAAGCTGTCCGTATAAATGGTGCAGCATCATCCCATCGTCCAGCAAAATCCCCGCATGATTCGCCACAGGTGCTGAAACTTGCATGATGATCAGGTCGCCTGGTTGCGCTGATCCACTGAACTCACGAAAACCGCATTCATACCAGTTATCTATATAGAAGTTTTCTGTGCCTGACTCCCACCAATGCCGGTCAACGCGATAGTCTTTCAACTCAATGCCATGCGTTTGCTTGAAGTAGGACATTATCAAGCCCCAGCAATCTGTGTGACCTAGGACGAACTGCCGGCCGATTAACGGGAGGTCACCACGCGGCTGGATAGTTCGTAAATCCCCTTCAGGCCAACTCACAATGTGCCAGGGCAATTCAGTATTATCGCATTGGGCCATGTCCAATTCGGATGGATTAGTAGTGGCATCTGGGTGACTGTGTACAATTGCTGTGATGGCCCCCCAATCTTCTGCCGCTATATACCCCTCAGGGTCGAGGTGAAACTGTTCGATTGGGTTTGTAGCCAGATTAATACAAGGAAAATACTTCTCGACTCGCGACTTCTGCGCCACAACCCCGCAGCACTCTTTCGGGTATTCTGCTTCGGCGTGAGCCAATATCGCTTTAATCGTTTTATCTCTCATGACTACCTCTTGATTAGAGCTGAACCAGGGAAACCACCAAACGGCAGCGAGTTGTCGGCACCAAATCGCTTTTTGCAATCGACCAACAGACCTGAGCACTTATCTTTGCTCGGGTCATCTGTCGGATTGCCTTTCACGTCGAAATAAAGCGTTCCGGCATAATCGCAGCCATTGCCAGAGCGATAATCACCGCGCATACACCAGGTGCAGAGTGAATGAATTTGTCGCGTTGGGATAAGCAATCCCTGTAAATCCGCAGGGCTGGAAAGAGCGAATTCAACAGTTTCATTGGTTTCTGTCGATTTACTATCGATATAGTAAACCTGCACTTTCTCTTGTTCTTGGTCAGCATCAGGATTGCCATCAGGGAAATTAACAGCATCCAAATAGTGTTTGAATGTGTCGTGAACAATGACTTTGGCCTGAACCATGTCATCAAAGGCCAGACATAGCGCAGTAATCGTCCCATCAAGATTCGCCACCGATAACTTTGGCTGTGCACTCTGCCCATCACTGGACATCTCAATGCCTTCAACATGTACCGGCCATGCTGAATACTCTTCCCCTTGCCACCAGATAGATTTAGCTGGCAGTTTGGTTTCGTCGCCACCGGCCGCCGCAATCTCTTCTGGAGTATGGGGTAATGTATCGGCATGGAAACGCAGCAATGGCCCATCAAACTGAGAACCATCAACTTCATACAGGCGAACACGGTTACCCGGCTCCAGTCGTTGCAAGTCAGTATTAATTGCCATATTGGGTTACTCGATATTAAGGCTTGAAAGATTGCTCGAAAGTGAAAGAGACAGACATAACATTACCGCCAACCGGTACGGCCTTGATGGAGTCAGCAGTGACACGCCACAGGCCAATAACGCCATAAGGTGCAGTCCACTGGCAGGACTTGGTAGTATGCCTGCGAACAAACGCCAGGATGGGTATCATGTCTTTTTCCAGACCCTGAAAAGTCAGCGGCCATGACTGCGTTTCAGGGTTGATTCCATCGCCAGCGACTTGCTTGTAGCCATCGCCGAACTGAGCAATCCTGACCCGCTGGTTAAAGCTACCTTCGGGGACGCCCTGCGTTCGCCAAAGGAATGTTTCAATTGCCATTGTTACCGTCCCGTTTTGTTAGCAACAAAATTGGTGATGCGTCCACTTTGCCCCATAGCGCGATCAAGCTGCTGCGTAACAATAGCTATGACTTCATTTCTCGCAGCCTTGCTAACCAACTCTCCATTATTTGCGCCGCTATCCTGCTGTTGGTTTCCCTGAGTGGTTATTGTCATGCCACTCAAATCGACTGATATGGCCGTCCCGCCGCCCTGCATGCCGAGCATTGGCGAGGTGGCAGTTACCGCATTACTGACTAGCCCACCATCGGCATAGCCCCGCATCATCTGGTAGAGGTTATCGATACCAATTCTGTTTGTAGCTTCTTTGGTAAAAACAAACTCCCCACCATGAACCACACCTTTCGGTTCGAATTTACCGCCGTCACCTGTGTAGCCACCACGGTCATATTGCGGAATGTACCCACCATCATAGGCAAATGTGAGGTTGTTATACGCCCCACCGGAGAATGAACTATTGGCCGCTGCGCCAGTTCCAGCCGATGCCCCGCCACTCATCCACCCCATAGCAGCCTGAATGGCTTGGGCAATCAGTAGCCGATTGATGATATCGACAATGCTGGTCAGGAAGTTGGTAGCAAACTGCTTAACGTTAGCTGAGCCGGTTGTCATCATCTGGGTTGCCATGGATGTCATGCTACCCATGGTGGTTTGGGCTAGTTGAGCTGTAGCAGAGAAAACGTTATTGGCGGTTTCGCCGTACTGCTCTAACCCCTGAGTCATACCCGCTAACCAGTCACCTTCGTTCAAGTCCTCCTGGTCGAAGCCAGCTTTTAGCTCGAATTTGGCCTTGTTATATGACTCGGTGAGTTTTTCTAGCGCCGCGCCGGTAACGCCCTCCTTCTGCTTGTCGAATGTATTATTAAGCTGAAACTCTTGGTCAACATGAGCCGCTTGCTTGCTGGTCTTGCCAAACTTAGCCTGAGCCTGAGCATTTCGATTGGCAATCGTCGTGGTGTAATCATCCATCTGCTTGAGAGCTGCTGTTGCTTTCTTCCTTTCAGCGTTCTCACGTGAAAGTTGGGCCTCAAGCTGCATGCTGGCAGTAATTTCACCAGAACGGGCCAGAAGTGATTTTTGGTCAGCAGTGAGGATGGTTTTGCTTTTCAGGTCAGCGATTTTCTGAGTGAATGACGAAAGTTGCTTTTCCTGCTCCGTCATGGTTAATGTGACGGTTGCCTGTTCACGCAAAGCGGCAACGCGCGCCTGACTATCCAGTAATACTTTGGTGGCTGCATCATCTTGGTAGACTGCTTGCTTTGGCTCTTTTCTATCCTTGTTTCTGGCATTTATTTCATCCACTAAATCCTTTCTTCTGGATTCAGAATACAGGTCTGGATTTTCTGCCACATCACGCCAAAGCTTAGTAAGTTCCTTTGTCCTTTTCTGGCTTTTAGTAGCGCGGCGATCCTCATATTCATCTGATACTTGAAGTCCTTTAATTCTTTTTTCGTTGGCCTCTCTTATCTTATTCTGCGCATTAACATATCCATTCTGAGAAGAGGTAACAAACTCAAGATTCTTCTTCTCAACCTGTAGTTGCGCTATCCTTTCCGCAACTATTTTAGGCATTTTACCGGATACTTGAGCCTCTTTTTCCTTGGCTGCGATGTAGTCGTTGATTTCATTAAGTCGCTCTGATTCACTGGCTGTCCTGCCAACATCAAGGGCTACGTCCCAGAATATTTTTAAATACTTAGACCCGGCTTTTGCTGCCTTTTCGATAAGACCAATACTTGCTGTGACTTTATTTGCAACTTCCTGTTGGTTTTTACTGTAAAGCTCTGCTGCATACTTCCCAGCCAGCTCTTTATCTCCCCTGCGCTCAAGGGATGAAATATATTGATACTGCGCCGCGGTTAAGTAGTGGAGTTGTTCATTTAAAGCCAGGGATGCTGAGGTAGGATCGCTATACAAACGCTGGAAGTTTTTTATAGTCTCATCAACTGACTGACCAGTTGCGTCTTGCATAGCAACGGCAGCTTTAGTCACGGCTTCCAACTGATCTGTTTTGAAAGAGCCAGAACCAACAACCTTAGCTAAAGCATAAGCTGCGTCTGACTGGGTTATACTAGCGGTTACCATTCCTTTAGACATTTCGCTCAATTGAGCTGCCGTTTTCCCAGCATACCCACCAGTCAAAGCCAGTTGCTTATTGAACGCTACCCCTTCCGCCTCACCCTGGCTGTATGCCTTATACAAACCAACCAATGCCGCCGTAGCCAAACCAATGCCGCCAGCAATAGCCGCACCTTTTAAGCTAAATAATTGGTCGATTAAGCCAGAGCGGTTAGCCAGGGTGATTGACGAACCGCGCAATGCCCCCAGATTACCCCGTGCCAACTCACCGAGCATGACACCAAGCTCACGCCGCGCTCCGGCACTCTTCAGGCTGAAGCTATGCACGGCATCGGAAGACTCGTTTATCTTCTTGATATACACATCAGCAGAAGAGCTAACACCAAGTTGAGTTGCTTTATATTGAAGCAACTCTTGCTTGGACATGTTCTGAGTGATGACTTGCTCTTTAATCTTGCGGATAAAGTTTTCTTTGGCGTCAGTGGCCGCTTTGTCTGATGCGGCTTGTGCTAAAGCGGCCTTCCCGTCTTCGGTTCTCGCCTCCGCTACTCTGGCAAGCTCGTCGCGTGTCTGCTGAATAGTTTTTGACGCCTGGCTGAATGTTTCCGAATCAACCAAATCCTTTGACTTAAACTTAGCTAGCTGACTCTCCATTTCATCCAGTTTGCTAAATGCTGCTGTGACCGGGTTTATTTTGGTCAGCAAAGCCTGTAATTCTTGCTGTTGCTGTTTAAGACTTTCGTTATTCTGCTTTTGACTCTGTGCGCCAGCTTTGAAGGCATCATTCAAGCCATCTGCTTGTTTGGTAGCCTTCTCCGCTGTTTGCCCGAAGTGGTCTAACGCCTTGTCACCTTGTTCCAGGCTGGACGTATCCGCGCGTAGTGAGATTGTTGCGATATCTGCCATTTACTTGCTCCGCTTGTGAATAACGGACAGCGCAACGCTCTCCATGTGCCTTATGTCATCAAACACGGTTGCTTTGCTCTCTACACCCACCCAATCCATGACTTGTGATAGGCAGCCGTAGTCCAACCCAGTAGGCCCAGACATGCCGGTACGCCACTGCGTGGACATTGCTCTAATCACATTGAAAGCAGGCCAAACATCCGGCCATATCTCGATAATCACATCATCGAAATCATCAGGAGTCAGGCCGTTGCCTGCCAATTCTTCGCGGGTGGGTTCAGGGGTGTAGAGGGCTGTGGCAACCGAGGTTAGTTTTTTTCGCGGTTACCAAGCAGTTCACGATAGAACGCACTGATGACATTCTCGATGGCTTTCGGGTAGTTATTAGCAAGCACTTCCAGATTTTCGCGGTTGAATGCTTCGGGAAGCGCCCAGCCTTGGATGATCTTCTCTGCGAAATCTAACCCCGTCTGCCCTTCTGCTTTCTCGATATTCGATACTTCATTCAGCGGCAAATGTTTAAAGGTAAACGTTAACTCGCCGTCATCCAGACCGGCCCGAGGGATTTTCACATCTGCTTTAAATGTTGGTGACGGTACCAGGGTAAATTTTACTGCCATGGTTCATGTTCCTTATGCGGTTACGGTGACGGCACAAGTAGCGGTTTTCGCGCCATCTGCGGTGGTGTAAATGATATTGGCACTGCCAGCAGCAACGCCAGTCACAACACCAGTTACCGGGTCAACGGTAGCTTTGGTTGGTGCTGATGATGACCAAACGCCTGATTTGTTGGTTGCGTTTACTGGCGCTACAGTTGCCGTCAAGGTTTCAGTGGCAGCCACGGACAGAGTGGTCGTGGTTTTATTCAAAGTGACGCCAGTAACGGCCACAGGCTCACCAGACTTATAGAAAGTCGTCGCTTGCGATTGCAGGTTAAGCACCACAGCTACCGTCTCAATGGCGTTGATCGCCGTAGTTGGAATATCGTTAAAGGACACTTTCACCGACGAGTAGCGGTTCTCTTTGGCTTTAGGCACATACATGTAGGTTGCCAGTGTTTGCTCTGACTCATCCGCAGCACGTAGCACCGGATAAACAGGCAGACTGGAATCATGCGCCAACGTCAGGGTTTGAGATTGAGCCGCCTTAAACGTATTGAGATTGCGCTGACGAGTATCGCTAAGAAACTGAATTTGAATCATCTGCTGATCACCACCGCTGTTCGATACCTCGGTGATCTGCGGGATTTCAATCCAACTTTCGACCTTCTTAATCGTACCCACACCACCACCCGCGGCAAAACGATCGGTGTTCGAGGTGTTAATAGAGCCGAGCGTTAAAGTAGTCGCGGTGGATGCTGTTACTTTTGCAACCAAGTCATTCAACGCGGCCCAGCCTGAGGTTAGCTGCACAATATCGCCCTCGGCAATGTCATGCCCCGTTGCTACCGTCAGAACTGCATCAACAGCATTGGAAACTGCCGTTACCGCAACTTCGGTTTCATATGTTTTAGCCAGGTAAATACCCGCGCCATTAGGTAGAGCAAAGCCCATGGTAATTCTCCGATTTTGGATATAAAAAAACCGGCATAGGCCGGTGATGTGGGATTGATTGAGGTTTAAATGACGTCAGCACGATAGCTCATGCTGACTGGTGTTGTGTATGTGGTGTCGTTACTAATGCCGGGAAACTGGCTGGGAACGCTGTTGATATAGCAGGTTACCACCCCGTCTGTCAGCTCAGTATTGAGGTTAAACAATTCTATTAACTCAGCAGCAATGGAATGTGATTTTGATTTACCGCTACCTGCTTTGGCGTTGATATTAATCTGATACACACCTTTGAATACGCGGGAAGCCTGCGCTAAATCGATAGTGTCTGTTGTGGCTGGCATGACATGCGATTGCAGATACATACCACCAGTATCATCAAAGCTAACGTTTTCGGTAGACAACGGAATGCCTTTAATCGCCGCCCATTCGCCAAGCCGTTTCTCCAGCAATACCGTGATTCGCTGAGCACTCACTTATTCACCTCATTAGCTGCTTCAGTAAAGTATTTAACAGCATCCTCGGCGGTTATGCGGATCATCCCGTTTGGGGCTTGTGATGAATGTCCAAATTCAAGCCGGTAAGCGTAAGGGACGTTGTTGGTGAAGTAGATAGCCTTGGTGCCGACCTTGAACTGCTCAAGCATGTAATTGCCCACAGCCATTGTCATATTGCCACTTTTATCGATACGCCCTGTTTCACCGTCCGGTTGAATATCTAGGCCAACCTGCCAGTTACCTCTAAAGCGCCCACCGGTATAGCCAGCAGGTGCTTTGACATCCATGCTATCAGTCACCCTAGCCCGTTTTTTCAGTCGCCCTGTTTTGGTTAAGTTAGCTGAATCTTTCTTTAGTTCTTCGTTATGCTCGAAAACAGCATCGTTATATGAAACGGCGGTGTTGTTGGTTGCCCATAAGTCAGGGTTACCAACTGGAGACATCGTGACTAACCGATTAAGAATTTTGATCCCTGCTTTTTGAACCACCAATTCCTGATTGCGTTTACCCTTTTCAATAAACGCATTAATCGAAGCCATGAAGCTGGAGTTTTCAGCCATATCACGCCCTCAGTTGTGGTTTATAGCAGATCAGCAGTGCAGCGGGTTTTGCTGGATTAGTTTTAATGACTCGATGTTTTTTGCCATCAATCATAATCAGATCGCCGATGCGAATTTCCACATCAGCCGTAGCCGACATTTTCACATCACCATTCTGGATTAAGGTGCCATCAATCTCGCCGGGAGAGTAACTGGAAATAACACCAACAATGGAGGATGTTTCCAGAGGGATTTCAACTTCAACACCTCCAACGAACTCGACGCCACCACCGCGAGATAGTTGGTAGGTCGCTCCATTTTCGGTAATCAATCGTGTTGCTGTCGCTCGCATTCGTGGGTAATTGATAGCCATATCATCGCCTTTCTATCTGAGCGTGAATATAGTCAGTTTTAAGTGATTCAATCGCACCCACCATCATGTATGGCGCGCCACCATGGTGATAACAATCCATAACGTCGCCATTGCTGATCATTATCACCGCAAGGCTCTGGGGGCTGCCATTTTCGGCAAATGCTAGCGCTTCTTTTAATAATCTAATGACATTGGCTTTGTTGTGTTCTGCTGTGCTGTCTTTGATGAATGGGGCTATTTTCAATTCCGACATGTTATCCCCTCACCATGCGAACCTGGCTTGTGCTGGTTATCATTCCGCGCAATAACCCGTTTAACCAAGTAAATCTCGGGACCGCAACGCTGGAACCTTCTGCATATGAAACGCTAACAGCACCAACTACTGTCTCTTGAGTCACTTCACCGCCACCAGCAAATGCTGGAGATAAATCTATTTCCTGTGCTTCAACTGCCAGCCTGCATTGAGCCTGTATAACCTGCTTTGGAATGACGTCTTTAGGCAGCAGGTAACCATCGACCACAACCCCAGTGCGCGGCCAGAACAACGGTTGTCCAGCTACCGTTCGGCTCCCTTTCCATATAAGCCCCGCAAGGTAGTCCATTCCCTGCAAAAGTAATTGCTCACATGATTCGTCATCCACCGGCACGTCATATCCGCGAGACGCCGACAAATCTCGCAAGTCATCGACACTTGCATAACTTTCGAAGCTAGGAGAGTCAGGGTTAGTAACCAACATAAGCCGCCCCTATTCGCTAATGCGCCATTCTTCCAGCAACCATATTTCTACTGACTCAGGGTGAACATCTGCCTCAGTCGGGCCGCCTGGCAGCATTGGTAATTCACGTTTCATACGAATGAATGTGATTGGGTCAACAGGGTCAACAGGGTCAACAGGGTCAACAGGGATATTAGTTGCCGTTGGATCTGCCACATTAGCAATCAGTTTCTTTGCTTCACGCTGCTCTTTCGTTAATCCGGCCATTTATTACTCCAAATAAGAAAGGGGCCGAAGCCCCTTGATAATTAGCCCAAGATGATAGTGCTATGTTCTGGCTTGACCGACGCGACGCCCCACGCCAAACCAACTTCATAACGCACCTGACGATACTGACGATACAGCGCAATCTGGAATGTGATGCCGGAAACCGGGTCGGTAACGTTCATTACGTCATCAGCGGTATCACCGCCATCAGGCATTGCCGGAGTACGTGATGCCAACAGGAAGGCATTGCGATCAAATGCCATATTCGCGGTGTAATTACCGCCCACAGTCACCGCCGCATTGTCGGCCAGTGCTTTCATCAATCCGGGGGCTGCAATGGTGATAACAGATGAAGTGGCAGCGGCCACTACGTATTTGTGGTCATCACCATCAAAGGTAACCACATCACCCACTTTCACAGTGCCAGTGCCAGTATCAACAGAGATCAGCCGGTCACCGACCACATGACCGCCAACCTTGTTCACAAGGAAACCTGCGCCAGTGCCTGCTGTAACTCGCTTAACGCCTGCTGAGTTATGCAGATTGAACCCTTCAATACGACCGATGATACCTTCACGCAGAAGTTCTTCAGTACCGGCTTCATTCACTTTAAACAGCACTGATTGTTTACCGCGAATGTTAGAGATAGCAGCTGAACCCAGCACCATTTGAAGGTCAGTTGTAGGTGCGCCGTTATCTTCCAAGACACGACGAGAATCCGCGAAGTCTGACAAATCAGCCGCGATACCAAACGGTGTTGTACCCGCAGTACCGACAGCGCGAGACGAGCCGTAATACAATGCGCCAAGATCTGCATCGACCTCATTAGCAAGCGCGCGGAATGCTTGCTTGAACTGGTCAGAAAGGATGGTGTTGTATGTCCCTGCGGGACCGATAGCCAGTTGTTCTTCGCCGTTCCACTGGACTGGTGCCATTTTGGATTTAGTGATAACGACATCTACGGTACCAATCTCTTGCCCTGCATCACCTGATGCTGTCGGACCAGGGACAATATCAACTGTCTTGGCTGCTGGTGCGACTGGTGCTGATACTGTTTGCCCTTTTGCAGCTGAGTCAGCTTTGGTATTGCGGGCGACTGCCGGGATGAAACCAGTTTGCTCACGTGAGACGATATCCAACGCGGTATAAATTGTTGGGATGAGGCCCGTTAAGGT